GCCACGCAAGCACCTTAAAATCACCATCATACACTAAATCAGTAAGTTGGCAGCATTACCTAGAAGGAGTTGATAATGTACAAATGTGTTTTAGCTGTATTGATATTATTATCTGGTTGCAAATCTTTGCCAACTCCGCTTTGCCATGGTAAAGCATATTTAGGTGGGGAAGAAACTATAATACCAATTTATGGGATTAAGAAAAGCGGGAAGTATAAATTGTATCATGCAGGGCATCACTACAACTGGCGTTGGGTTGGTGCTGGAGCATTTGACAGCACAACCTGCTCTCAAATAATGTAAACCGTATACTATGTATAAAATGTTTAGCTAATGCTAATTGATAAATTGTCATGAAACAGGCAAATCTGAAATACGTAAAGAAGCGCTACACAGCAGGAGATTTTTGTGTGGCTGGGTGCAGTGGCTGCCGTAATGATGCAATAAAAAGGGGAGCAACATGCTCCCCGACCAGAAGAAAGAAGTTTGATAACAATTAGTGAGTTGTTACGTCTCGTCCAGAATATCATAGCAACACTCTGTTGCAGTGATACCGATCGCGATTTTAGCGAATTCCACCATAAATCCCCTGATTTTTAAGCCTGAAGCAGTCAAAGGAATTTCTATGCCTTATATCGATATCACCACGATGCGTGGGATGATGCCGCGCGTCGTGACATCCATGCTGCCCGATCATTCCGCTGTACTGGCGGAGGACTGCCATTTCCGGTTTGGTGTTATTACACCAGAACGTCAGATATCCGGGGTTGAGAAAACATTCACAATTAAGCCAAAAACAATTTTTCATTACCGTGATGATTTCTGGTTTGCGTGGCCGGATGTGGTGGATGTGATCCGTAGTCCCGTTGCTCAGGATAATTACGGGAGGATCTACTACACTGACGGAAAATTTCCAAAAGTCACGGCTGCTGAAATTGCCACCAAAGGAGAGGGTAATTTCCCTGCGGCATCATATCGTCTGGGGATCCCCGCACCGACAACAGCACCTGTTTGTACCGTTCAGAAGGGAGAAGGTGCCACTGACGAAAATCCGAATGATGATGAAACCCGCTTTTATACCGAAACCTTTGTATCGGCGTATGGTGAGGAAGGGCCTCCCGGACCTGAATCGCTGGAAGTCACCGTGGGGATCCCTGATACTCCGGTTCAGTTAACACTCTCTCCGGTTCCGTTGCAGGACGCAAACATCAATCGTCGTCGTATTTATCGTTCTGTCTCAGGGGGCGGAGAAGCCGATTTTTTACTCGTGGCTGAGCTTGAAGCATCCGTGCTCAGTTACACGGACAACATACCGGCGAAAAACCTCGGACCTTCTCTTGCAACATGGGATTACCTGCCGCCGCCGGAGAATATGACAGGTCTTTGCCTGATGGCGAATGGTATTGCCGCCGGATTTGCCGGTAATGAGGTAATGTTTTCGGAAGCGTATCTGCCGTATGCATGGCCCGAAGTGAATCGTCACACAACGGCTGAAGATATCGTGGCAGTCTGTCCGCTAGGAACATCACTGGTGGTGGCGACAAAGGGCGAGCCTTATTTGTTCAGTGGGGTTTCACCGTCCACAATTTCTGGTTCAAAAATCCCGTCAATGCAGGCGTGTCTGAGCAGGCAAAGTATGGTTGCGATGGAGGGATTTGTGCTGTATGCGGGAACAAATGGTCTTGTGTCTGTTGATGCAAACGGCAATGCCGCGCTGGCGACGGAACAGATTATTTCACCGGAGCAGTGGCAGACTCAGTTTAATCCGGCCTCCATTGTGGCTTATCCCTGGCGTGGTGAATACATTGCCTGTTACACAAAACCGGATGGTGAGAAGGATGTGTTTGTCTTTAACCCGGCAGGTATGGATATCCGGCACCTGAGCACACCTTTTGACTGCGCATGTGTTGATCTGGTTAACGATGTTATGCGTGTAGTCTCAGGGCAAAACATGTCTGCGATGGCCGGTGGAAGATTGCCGTCATTAATACGATGGCATTCGAAAGTCTTTTCCCTTCCGGAAAGAACCTCGTTTTCCTGTCTCAGGGTGAAGTCTCCGACGCCAGAGCGGGTGGGCATTACAGTGCTGGCTGATGATGTTCCGGTGATTCACCTTGCTCCGGGAAGCCTTTCGGGAAGCGTGGTGAGATTACCTGCTGCAACCGGGCAAAACTGGCAGGTACTGGTTTCCGGTTTTGGTCAGGTTGAACGTATCACACTCAGTACATCAATGTCGGAGCTACCGATATGACAAAAAAACCGTGGCGCGCAGGGAAGGATTTATCTGCGGTTGTGGAAAATATGGAGATTGGCACAGGGCAGCGTGGTGACGGACGTCACGCCTTTGTGACCCGTGAAGAACTGGTTGGTCTGAAGCTGGCTCGTCGTCGTGCTTCTGGTGGTGGCTCATACGCCCTGAATCCGGGGGTAGAGATAGACAGTAGCCTGATGGTTGTGGATTTCCCCCCGAAGCCGCTGAATTTTAAGGCGACAGGAGGATTTGGCTCGGTTCTTCTTGAATGGGATATGCCTAATTATCGCGGACATTCACTGACTGAAATCTGGCGGGGTACGGAGGATGACCTTGCTGATGCAGTGCTGGTTGCCACGACGCCGGGGCAGGTTTACGGCGATCCGGTTGACCCTGGCTGGTCGGGATTTTACTGGATACGTTTTGTTAACGCGGCAGGAGTGAAAGGTCCATGGAATGCTGAAAAAGGCACTCAGGCACAAACACAGATCGGCGTGAAGGCCATCATTGACCAGATCCGCGATGAGGCTGCAAAGTCGCCGGTTGTGTCCGAGCTGCGTAAAGAAATAAAAAACGCGCAGGGGCAGGCTGTAAAGGATGCTGCAATTAAGACAACCGAAGTTGTGGGGACTCTCAGGGAAGAAACGACAAGAACGATTGGTGGTATTGAAACCCGCATTAGCACACTGGATTCGTCAACCAGTGAATCGCTTAATGAGGTCGACAAGCGCATCACTAAACTGGATAAAGAAGGCGGTGAGGCGTTTCTGGCAATGTGGTCAAAAAAAGCGGGAGTTGATGGTATCACTGCGGGGATCGGGATTGTCGCCGGAAAAGACAGTGAAGGCAGGCCTGTAAGTCAGGTTGCAATTTCTGCGTCGCAGTTGTTTGTCTTTGACCCGAACAACCCGGATAACACCGCCTATCCGTTTGCGGTATCAGGTGGCAAGGTTGTGATCCCGAAAGCGATGATTTATGACGCGGTGATTGAAACACTGGTGTCGCGGAAGGTTGTGGCGGATGAGGTAAAAGCCGGGGTAAGTATCACTTCGCCAGTTATCCGGAGTGCCGTTATTCAGAACGGAAACTTTCAGGTTGATTCTCAGGGTAACCTGAATATTGGAGGCCTTTTCAGTGTTACGTCACAAGGGCAACTGACAATTCGTTACTCTAATCAGAATGTAGGACTGGTGATCCGCAATGATAAAATTGAGGTTTATGATCAGAATGGACGACTGGCTGTTCGCATAGGCAGATTACGCTGATCAGGAGGTGAGTATTGGAATACGGTTTTGCCATTTATAACAGAAATAACGTTAATGTTACGGGCGTGCTGACTCCGGTATTTTTCCTGGACAGATTTACAGCGGAGTCTGGCTCAAAGACGTACACGAATAAACCCGACGGGAAATCATTGCAGGCTGTATGTTGTTTATTTCCCTGGAATAATGTATTTGCGGATCGGAAAGTACCGAAGATAACCATTAATGGCAATACGGTGACGTGGTCGAATCTTGAGCAGGGTATGGGATCTTATATTTATACATTCTGGGGATAAGTGTCATGTATGGTTTGAGCATTATGAAGCCGGATGGCAGCGTATGGATAAGTCCAGGTTTTACGCCGCAGTGTCTGATCAACAAAGGCACCATACCGGCGACTGAAAAGTCTTTTTTTAAAACATCAATCCCGTCAGGCAAAAGTTGTTTTTTCTTTATCAGAACAGAGAAGAAGGCCGATGTCATGTACACGCATGAACAGATTGATGGATATCATGCACTAAGGCTTCATGTAATTGTCAGGGGAACGAACCCTGGTGTTACGACGGTTTATGCTTTCGCGAATATGGTTACTCCACCTTCTGAGTATGGTATCGCCATGTATAACCCGGACGGTGAGATGATTTATCATGGCGAAATGATGCTGCTTGACGCGAAGTTAATACCTGTTGATATCAAATTTGAAAAGGACCTTGGATATCCATGCGCAATCATGCCTGCACTGGTCGGGTATTATAACTGGAAAAGAACTCCTTATGATCGACCGATTTATACCACATCCACTGGTGCTACAGGAAATAAAATATATTCCTGTGAGCATTATTCCGGTGGTGCAACATGGGATATTCGAAAGCCGTATATAGATAAGGTCTTGGTTATTAATACAGCAATGTATGATTAATAAGAAAATCTACATTAATAAAAACTTTTTATCATATCAATGCAATATATTTGATTTATATTAAATAAAGGAAAATCGCACATTACTGTACCTTTTAATAACAGGAATAATCTAAAGATGAAAAATATTTATAAGATTATTGCGTGTGCAGTTATTGGGACGAGCATGGTAGCCATGCCAGCACATGCAGCAGAAGGAGACCATACAATTTCTCTGGGGTATGCGCACTTTCAGTTTCCGGGACTGAAGGATTTTGTAAAGGATGCGACTGCTCATAACAGGGAGACTTTCAGTCATTTCGTCAACAGAAACTACTTTTCTTCATTGGGCGAATATACAGATGGTCGGGTCAGTGGATATGAAGGCAAGGATAAAAATCCACAGGGCATTAATATCAGGTATCGCTACGAGATAACGGATGATTTTGGCGTTATCACCTCTTTTACATGGACGCGTTCTCTCACTAACTCACAGACATTTATTGATGTGCAGTCAGCCGATCATAGCAGGAAGATTAAGAATCCGGCAGCTTCTGCCAGAACGGATATCAGGGCGAATTACTGGAGTCTGTTAGCGGGGCCTTCATGGCGGGTTAATCAGTACATGAGTTTATATGCGATGGCAGGGATGGGCGTTGCTAAAGTTACCGCTGACCTGAAAATTAAGGACAATATTAACAGTAGTGGTGGATTTTCTGAAAGCAACAGCACGAAAAAAACCTCCCTTGCGTGGGCTGCAGGTGCACAGTTTAACCTGAATGAGAGTGTTACTCTGGATGTGGCTTACGAAGGTTCCGGCTCTGGCGACTGGCGCACGAGTGGCGTTACTGCTGGCATTGGCCTGAAATTCTGACCTGTATCCGGTAACCGTTTACTACCCGCTGTGATGGCGGGTTTTTTATTGTCCGTACAGGGCAAAAATCGTAAATTATGCGTGGGTGCCTTTCGGCTGATGGCTGGAGGGTGAACCTGAAGGCCTGATGTGGAAAGGCCCCGAGTCAACCTAACGTTAACCCGAGGCCCTAACACTTCGTACCTTAAGCAAGTAGAAGGTTAGCGCCTCTCTGTAAAAGGAGTCAAGCGCTATGTCGCAAAAATCGCTTATCACCGTCACAATTTGCATGACGGTTATCTTCACCATCTGGATGTTGCACGGTTCACTGTGTGAGTTCCGGCTGAATTTGTGGGGAGCGGAGTTTGCAGCGTTCTTACAGTGTAAGCAGTAGGAAAACCGCGACGGGGACGAAAGTCCCCGTCAACTGGTTGCTGAGGTTCAGCCGATATGGCACCCGTTTCAGGTGAGAGAATGAACGATAAAATTCTCCGGTATATGCAGCGTGTTGTGAGAAATTCCCGCAACCCTGAATTTATGAATGAAGTTAAAGACGCCTGCCTTAAAAAGCAGGCGTTTTGTTTTGAGGCACCTGATGGCTTTCTGGTGCTGCGTTCTGTGCTCAGTGCTGATGGTATCCCTTATGTTCTGGTGTTGCTGGGCGTGTGTACGGGGAGTAACAGCGTTGAGCGTTATCTGCCGGAGGTGAAGACATTAACCCGTCTGGCTGGCGGACGTTGGGCTGAATTTCATACGGCAAGGCGGGGATTTATCCGGCTGGGAAAACGTCTGGGCTTTGAGCGAATGCCGGATGATGAGGATGGCTTCATGGTGTTCAGGATAGCGGTCTGACTGCCACAGTATTCATTATCGTGTGTAAACCAATTGCAATTCACATTCTGACCCTGCCCCGGCAGGGTTTTTTGTTATCCAGGGGGGGCCATTATGGGTGGAAGTAAAGGCGGTGGTGATACCAAAGTAAAACCAACAGCAGCGCAAATAGCACAGGAAGAAGTGGCCTGGAAAGGGTGGCAGGATTACAAAAATATCCTCCGCCCGGCTGAAGATAACTTCATGGAAAAGGTCGATGACCTTAACAGTGAGCAGCAGTACGACAATATCGCTGGCACAACAAATCTGGGTTATCAGAAACAGTTTGGTGAAGCGCGAAGGGAGCTGGCGGGTAATCTTGCTCAGTCCGGTGTTGACCCGTCCAGTGGTCGCTTTAACGCGGTAATGAATGCGAACCAGAGTGATCAGGTAACCGGGCAGATTGACACAACCACACGGGGGCAGGTATCGCAGGCAGATAAGTATGTTGCCGGGCTACAGGATGTTGCAGCTCTCGGTTCAGGTCAGAAGGCGGATGCGTTACAGAGTTTTAACTCGCTGGCAGACAGCAGTCTGGCAAAAGCTAAATCGGACGCACAGGCTGCGTTTACGAAACAGCAGGGGCGAGCCTCTCTTGTTGGCGCTGGTTTGGGTGCGGTAGGTGCATATGCGATGCATAAGGCTGGTGGTAGCGGAGGAAGTGGCGGTGCTAAAACACCTGGCACCGGCGCTAATGCCATTCAGCATCAGGCTCAGAACTGGAGACTGTGATTATGGAGTACGGTAAATACGAAACACTTGCAAGATACGGTTATACCGGAGCAGCCCGCCCTCAGGGGGACTGGCAGGCATCCGCAGCGCTGACCCGCCAGCAATACGACGACTGGCGCACCAGATATTTACCCCGTGTAGCAAGGCTGGCTGACCTTGGCGAGAACAACAGCCTGATGAATGCACAGCTTGCCCGGGTGGGCGGCCTTGCCACTTCCAGTCTCCGTACAGCGCAGATGGCGCAGGATAACCAGATGGCGAGATACGGGGTAAGCCGCCCGGATAATCCCGACAGTAATACGCTGGGGTTACGTAATGCCCTGGCAATTGCTGGTGCGAAAAATGGTATCCGTGAAGCCGAACAGGATCGCCAGATGAACATACTGACGGGGGCTTCTGCACCTGCAAGACAACAACTGAGTGTTGGCGGTCAAATGATGACAGCGTAAGGGGGAAGATATGGGGTACGGCTTACTGGATATTGCGAATCAGTCACGGCGTGAGGCATTACAGGGAATAAGTGACGCAGACCGACGACGTGAAGAAATTGAGGCTGCGAACAAACAGATGGCGGCGCAACAGAAAGCGCAGAACAAGCAGAATATCGGTACGGGCATTGGTACGGGGGCGGCTATTGGCGCATCCGTTGGTGGTCCTGTTGGTGCTGTTGCTGGTGCAGTAATTGGCGGCATTGCTGGTTCTTTGTTTTAAGGAGTGGTGAATGAGCGGATTTGCACAGGGGTTACTTGCCGGATTCAGCACCGTTGACCAGGCAATGACCCGTCGTAAGGAGCTTGGTCTGCGTGAAGCACAGCTTGCCCGGCAACAGAAAAATAACGAGCGCGATTTTGAATTTGCGCAGTCTCAGTTTGAGCACCGGAAAGAGAATGATCAGCGTACATATGATCTTAATGTCAGGAATGCTGACCGTGAATATGCGCTGAAAGAGAGGGAACACAAAGCAGCGCAGAATTATCGAAATGCGTCACTGGGTATGGAGCAGCAGCGACTCCAGTTGCAGAAATACAACCAGCGACGGCTTGAGTATAACGATATGCTGGCGCGCGATCAGCCTGTGATGGCTGCGCTTGGAAAGGCTGTGGATGCTGGTGATCGGGATGCGGCAATGCGTCTTTACGGGCAGTTGTCAGAGGGTAATCCGCTGAGGCTGATGGCGAATGATGGCTATGCAGCGAAAGCGGGGCAGGCCGTGAACAACCTGCAGAAAATCTTTGATGATAAGCCGGACAGGGCGATTGCTTCGCTGAATACCCCGGAAAATCTCGATGTGCTTTCCGGCGTGTTTGCCCCGGAACTACAACAGCGTATTGGCATGCCTGATTCAACCGGGGAAAAGACAATAAAAGAGGCCAGGATTGGCAGTATCGTACCGGCGCAGCAGGAAGGGTACGTACTTATTGGTCTTGATCTCACATACAGCGATGGCTCCACCGCGCATAAACCTGTAACAGAATACGGCAGTGCACATCCTGATGATCAAACCGTGCTGGCGATACCCGTTGATAAGGCTGTCGCTCTTGTCAGGGATCGCAGTAAATTCGCGGAAATTTCGAAAAATTACGGTTATTTCATGCCGAAGCAGCAGGGACTTTCTCTGAAAGAGCTTCAGAAGGGGGCCAGCAACGTAGCGGCGGAGGCGATCAAGAATGGCGGTAATGCTCAGGCTGCGGTGGATGAATATTATGCTGCGACTGGTTCACAACCGCATCAACAGAAAATTCAGCAACAAAAACTTCAGCAACAGGTTATCAACTGGGCGGGAGATGATCCTGATAAGCTGTCATTTGCCAGAAATGTAGCGGCCCGTCAGCCTGAAATGCTGGAACCTCAGAATCAGAAATTGCTGGAGAACGGGTATGCGAATTTTCTCCGTATTCAAAAGGCCAGGGGGGAACAGGCCAGAGATGAAAGTGCTTCATCTGCATCTCAGTTTATCCGTGGACTGAAACAGAATTACGCCCAGTAATTCACGATATTCCATTAATACCATTTCCTGATGCCCGGCCATTGTGCCGGGTTTTTTTATGGAGTCTGTATGGCCTATTCAGAGGAACAGCGTCCTGAGGCGCAACTCGGTAACCAGAATCGTAACAGCCTGAACATTCAGCAACCCGGCGAAACTGACAGCTATGAAGCATTTTTCTCTGATCCGAATCGCTGGAAGGATAACAGTACGTCGTTCAGCCTGGGCGATGTATTGCCAACAATGGGTAAAGGTTTCGCCCAGTCCGTCCGGGGAACAGGGGAAATGGCCCGTGGACTCGGTGATGCGATGATTCAGAGCCCGGTAAAAACAGGGGTGCGTATTTTAAATGAGTTCAGCCGTATGGGGCTGCCGGGTGTCGCAACTGTGCAGGATATTTTTGCCGGTGGCAGCAGGGGGGCTGATGAGGTCATCGATACCCTGCCTGATGGCAAAAACGCGGTTACTGATACTGTCGGTAAAGGTCTGAAGGCAACCGGTAAGGCTGTCAGTGATGGTGCTAAAGCCTCGGATGAATGGCTGACCGATAATATGTCGCCGGGTGCTGTGCGTGCGCTGAATACGCCAATGAGTGAAGGCTATGATGATCCCGCAGTCTGGCTGACGAAGGGGATGAATTTTGTCGGTGCCGTTGCGGCAGATGTGTTTGCTGGCGGTGTGGCTAAAAAGGTGGGTGATGTCACACTGCGAAAAATGCTGACCGCCGGGCTGGAGAAAAAATACATCGCGGCAGGGATGCAGCCGGAAAGAGCCACGGCACTGGCAGCAGACGCTGTCGATAAAAAAATGCCGGATTTATTCCGGGCGGGCCTGATCACCCATTCCACAGTAAGTGCACAGGGGCAGAGTGCAATGGCGGCAGCAGATGCTGTTCTTAATGCGGATTACTCTGAGCTGGCGCAGTCACCGAAATTTCAGCAGACGTTTTTGTCCATTGACGCCGACCCGCAGCACGCACAGCTTACTGATCGCCAGAAAATGGACCTGGCAAAAGAGCGTGTGGCTGATGAGGTGCGTGCGCAACTGGCAACCGATCCTCAGTTGCTGGCTGTGAATGCCATGGCGGCAAAACTGGGCGATGCTCAGTTGCTTAATCTGGCGATGCGGGGCACGGCGAATACCGTTAAAAGCGGCATGATCAGAAACGCCACTGAACAGGGGGCGATTAATGCGGCGCAGGGCGGCTATTCACGCTATCAGGAAAACATGGCACTGCGTGATACCGCCGGAATGGATGTGTCGCCGTGGGAGGGCGTGGCTGACGCAACGATCGAAGGTGCAGCCCTTGGTGCTGCGATGGGGGCACCATTCGGTGCGGTTGCCGGATATCGTGGCAGACGTCAGGCGGCAGATGAAGCCGCCATGCGTGAGGCTGAAGTCGTACAGCAGGACGACGCAGCCCCGCAACCAGAATCTGTTGATCCGGTGGCGCAGCATCGTGAATCCATGCAGGGGATGAATCGCGAGCAGCTTCTGGAGCAGTATGCTGATGCGGATATGGCGACAGAGGGTGACGCATCCGCAACTCATCGCCGGGAAGCCGCCAGCCAGCTGTTGAATGAACTGGACGAACAGGCGAAGCGACAGGCTGTGATGAATGAGCTGAAGGCGAAGCCGCGTTCTGAACTGCTTGAGGAATACCGCAGACTCAGCCAGAAAGAGGGGCGCACCGAGACTGAAGAACAACAGTTTCAGGCAATACGAGAAGTCATTCGCCCACAACAGGAAGTGACGCCGGAAGCACAGTCACAGTCTGAAAATGCGGAGGATGGTAACGGGAGCATTTACCCGACGGTGCGGTTCCGGGACCCGAATGAAGTCCGCATTGAAATTAACGGGAATGGTGCGTCCAGACCAGCGGAACGCATTGAAAAGGTGCGCCCGGACAACCGTTATTTCACGGATGAGAAAAGCGCCATGGGGAGTGATGTTTTCCGTAATGCCGCCGCCACCGGCCTGAAACCGTCCGTAGTGAAGAAAGGCGAGAATCAGTATGCCGTTGAAATGGATAATCCTGCGTTCTCTGAAAATGTGGCAACGGAAACCATTAACACCCTGGCTGACGGAGAGCGTATTGCTGATGCTGACCCGATGGAGCAGCCCGCGTTCATGCGTGACCCGCGATTCCGTGGTTTCACGGGGGATGATACGGAGGTACAGGCCCGCCTTGCCCGTGGCAACGCGCCGACGGCGGAGGAGCTTGTACGTTCACAGATGGCTGAAGGTGATGCCGGTCCGACAGCACAGGAGTTAACTGAGCGTCCGCGTCTGCCCGCCCCCGGCGATATTCATCCCGGACAGGGATATCCGTTACCGGGAGAGGTGGCGCGTACGCCGGATGAGAATCAGGCCGGACGTGGTGGTCGTTTTACCACAACCGGTGAGGTTAAGGGCCAGAGTTTCCAGAAAGGACGCGGCCCGGCACAGGAAAACGCCGCTGGTCGCCAGGGGGAAATACTGGAGGGCGAAACTGTTCGTCGTGGTCTGCCGTCACCGGATGAGCAGAGTGTTACCGCCCCGGTACGTGAAGGTCTACCGGCTCCTGACATTACACACAATGTCCGCATGCCTCAGCCTGAACAGCTTCCCCGAACTGTTCGCAACTCATTACCTGAGCTGGCACAGCAGGCAGAAGTACGCCGACAGACAGGAGAAGTTCGCGACATCCCGCATGCTGAAACAACAGCACATGAGTCTGAAACAGTTGCTGCTACTGATGGTGAAGGTGCCGCACGCGGAGGTGTTGCCGGGGGCAAAAAAATTGAAGACTTTGGCGAGGAAATTAAAGGGGCAGCCAAACACCGTTATGCACAGCTTGCTGAAACACTGGGTAAAACGCTGGAAGACAGGGATTATGCCACGCAGCCGCTGAGCAAACTGTTCCCGAAACCGGACTACGCAAAACTGGCGAACGAAGGTGCCGATGCTGACACTCTGGCAATGATAGCTCTGTATCGTAGCGATATTCCGGCGAAGACGAAACACAATACGGCAGGCTGGGGGGAGAGCGTAAAAAAAGTACGACACAGTGTATCGGAAATGCTGAACGGAACGGTCAGCGCGAAACGCCTCGCAGAATGGATGGAAGGCAGAATGCCCTCCCGTTACGCGGATACCTGGCAACTGTTACGCACTCTGCCACCCTCACAGATGGACAGGGCTTCTGCTTATCGGGTGGTATCGGGTGTGTATCAGGCGGCAGGAGGGAAGCGTTACGATCCGCCACAGAAACTTTATTCACTGCGCAATAAGGACAATAAGGGTAGTAACCTCTTTTTCTCGGAAAGCAGGGATGAATTACTGACAAAGGCGAAAGTCTGGTTTGCAGAGCAGGAGGAAAAATCACAGGCGAAAGGTGATGAAAAAACAGCGCCTTCACCGGATGACAAAATCCGCTTTGACGTTTACCGGAATACCCGCAGTGGCGATATTTTTATCGCTTACGGTAAAAACAAAATGCGGGTGAGAGGTGGCTTTAAGTCAGCCAGTGATGCGCGTAAGTACATTGATTCACATCGTGATGAGCTTGTTCGTCATGTGAAGGATATGCGGGAGATTTCGCGTGAGGAGCAGCGTAACGCCACCAACCGCGACCGTACCGGACCAGAACGCCGTAAAGGGGATGTTTCACCGGAGCAGTTCAGTGATGCGTTTGGTTTCCGTGGTGTGCAGTTTGGTAACTACGTGGAAGGTCCGCGTCGTCAGGCTGATTTGAACCGGGCTTATGACTCGCTGCATGACCTTGCGGAAGTACTGAATGTACCGACAAAAGCGCTTTCCCTGAACGGTCGTCTTGGCCTGGCATTTGGTGCCCGTGGTAAGGGTAAGGCGGCGGCACACTATGAGTCAGGTGAGGTGGCAATCAACCTGACAAAAGGTAACGGACCGGGGGCGCTGGCGCACGAATGGTTCCATTCACTGGATAATTATTTTGGTCGTTATGACGTTTCCACTGACGGGAAGATTACGTCAGGTGGCGACTTTATGACGGAAGCACAGCGTGCCAGGCGCGTATTTAAAGACGGCAGGTATGTTGATGCTGAATATCCGGTACGTCAGGAGGTTTACGACGCTTTTAAAGGTGTGATTCAGGCCATTAAAAACAGTGACATGCCGCGTCGTTCAGCGCTTCTCGATGAGGTGCGCTCAAAACCGTACTGGTCAACGGATGTTGAAATGGCGGCACGTGCCTTTGAGCGTTATGTTCAGGATAAGGCGCGTATGGCTGGCGTGGAGAATGATTATCTGGTCAATATCCGTAAGGCACCTGAGCACAACACAGATAACACCTGGGCTTATCCGACGAATGCGGAACTGGATGGCGGTATTCGTGAGGCATTCGATCACCTGTTCCGCACCCTGAAAACCCGTGAGACGGACAAGGGCGTTGCGTTTTATTCCCGTAAGGGCGTTACCCGCACACCTGAAGGTAATCTCATTTCGGATGTTAACCGTAGTGCGGAAGCCAAAGGCAGCCCGGTCCCGCAGGTTGAAGCGGTTGCCCGTGGCGTGATGAGCGGCATTAAGGACAGTGACCTGAAGGTCCGTGTGGTGAAGTCACAGAAAGAGGCTGAAGCGCTGGCGGGTGAATCGTTCGACGGTTACGGCAGGGTGCACGCATTCTATCGTCCGGATAAACGAGAAATTGTCCTGGTGGCGGATAACATCCCTGACGGGCGGACCGTACGCGAGAAGTTGCGTCACGAGATTATCCACCATGCCATGGAGCATGTTGTCACGCCAGCGGAATATCAGACGATTATCAAAACCGTGCTGAAAACCCGCGACAGTGATAACGCCACCATCCGTGAAGCATGGCGTAAGGTTGATGCGTCCTATGGTAAGGAATCACCGGAAGTACAGGCGGGTGAATTTCTGGCACATATGGCGGAGAAACAGCCGAATAAATTCGTGGCGGCATGGGAGCGTGTTGTTGCCCTGGTCAAAGGGGTACTGCGTCGTACGGGGTTACTGAAACCGACGGAACTGAACGATATCAGACTTGTTCGCGAGACCATCCGTACGTTAGGCCAGCGTGTGCGGGAAGGTTACACGCCGCGTGAGGATGGCGCGGGCGCATCGTCTCAGTACTCCCGTAGTGGTAAACCTGATCCGTTCAAAGTGCCGGAAGGTGAGGGTGAACGTTATCGCGATGACCTTGCCAGAATGATGAAATCTCTGCGTACCACAGATTTAACGGTAAACATCGGGCGTACGCCGCCGGTATTGCGTCACCTTGGTGCACCGGATTTGCCGCTGGTTATTTCCCGCGATACTGTGCGGAAGGCCACCAATGGTGTGAAACATGTGGTGCCGATGGATGTTATCGAGAGACTACCGGAACTGATGCACGATCCGGATGCAATTTACCGTTCCGCGACAGAAAGAAATGCGGTTGTGATGCTGCTTGATGCCGTGGATAAAAATGGTGATCCGGTAGTGTCTGCGGTGCATATGAAGGCAACCCAAAAACTTCTGGAAGTTAACCGTATTGCTTCTGTTTACGGAACGGAAAACGGGAAAAAACTGAAGAGTATGGAAATGGCTGGCTTAACATTATACAGGAGAGAAAAACTAAACCCTGATGGTTCTCTGTACAGAGGGCTCCAATTGCCCAAAGATGAGCACTCCCGTCAGGGTTCTGCGGATAAAATACTCTATCCTGAAGATATTCGCAAGGGGCCGTATTACTCCCGTACCAGCAGTCTGACACCGGAAGAGACAATTGCATCGCGTTTTGTGCGCCAGATGCAGGATAAATTCCAGGTGCTGAAAGCTGTTCAGGAGAATATCCGTAAAACTGGTGGAAAAATAGACGACAGTAACAACGCTTATATGGCGGAAGAACTCTTCCACGGGAAGGCGGAAAACGACCTGAACGTGATGAAGGAGCGCTACGTTCAGCCACTGGCTAAATTACTGGCGGACTACAAAATTGCGCAGGCCGATCTGGATGAGTACCTCTACGCCCGTCATGCACCGGAACGTAACGCGCATATCGCGAAAATCAACCCGAAAATGCCGGACGGCGGTTCGGGGATGAGCAACGCGGAAGCGGCGGAAATCATGCAGCGTGTGCGTAACAGCGGCAAACAGGCACAGTATGACCGTCTGGCAGGGATTATTGACGATATGCTGGCCCGTCGCCGTGAGATTATCCGTGAGGCAGGACTGGAAGAGAGCGGCGTGGTGGATGCCTGGCAGAAAGCCTACCGTTACTACGTCCCCCTGAAAGGGCAGGATGTTGACGGTGTGGTGTCACTGCCACGTACAGGCAAGGGATTCACCATCGGCGGGCGTGAAAGTAAGCAGGCCATGGGGCGTGCATCCCGCGCACAGTCTCCTTCCACTCAGGCGATACAGGATTTGAGTGAATCGCTGATCCGCAATCGCAAAAATGAAGTGGGTAACGCCTTCCTGAAACTGGTACAGGATAATCCCGACAAGGATTACTGGCAGGTATTCACTGATGACAGACCGGATACCATGCGTGTGATTGCAGAGCGCAAGGACCAGGAAACTGGTGAAACCATTCGCGAAGTTGTCGAGCGTCCGGTGGCGATGGCAATGATGGCAGACCGGTACTTCACCACCAAAAAGAACGGCAAAACGTACTACATCAAACTCCATGATCCGCGCCTGATGCGTGCGATGAAGAATATGGGACCGGAAACCAGTAACGCAGTAATCCGTACGCTGGGGAAAGTTAACCGCTTCCTGGCAACGGTGAACACGTCGTATAACCCGGAATTCCTGGTCAGTAACTTCATCCGTGACGTGCAGACAGCGGTGATGAATCTGAAGGCGGAGCAGGGAAGGAGCGACGGCAAACTGAAAGGGCTGGATAACTTATCCGCACTGGCTGTGGTGAAAGACAGCCGTTCTGCTATGTCAGCCGTATACGCCAGTCTGCGTGGCAAAAACCTCACGGGCAAAGGTGCGCAGTGGCAGAAGGTGTGGAAAGAGTTTGTTGAGGACGGAGGTAAAACCGGCTGGTTTAACATGGGTGACCTTGAAGGCCAGCAGAAGGAAATGGATCGCCTTGTATCGCTGGCGAAGGGAGGATGGAAAGGCCAGAGTATCGGTGCATGGAATTCGTTCCTGAACCTGGTCGAGGATGCCAACGGTGCGGTTGAAAACGCACTGCGTCTGTCAGCTTATAAACACGCCCGTGATGCCGGTTTGTCACGCCAGCAGGCGGCGTCTCTTGCCAAAAACATGACGGTGAACTTTAACCGTCGTGGTGAGCAGGGGGCGCTGATGAACTCGCTGTACATGTTCGCCAACGCCAGTATTCAGGGAACGGCAAATCTGGTGAGAACGCTCGGACATCTTAATGGTGAGGGACCTTTACTGGAGCGTCTTCGCTGGAAGAATCTGAATGTTCCGCAGAAAATCGCGCTTGCCGCTGTGGGAGCGGGTTATCTGCTTGGCTCGCTTAACCGCAGCGTGGCGGGTGAGGATGATGACGGGGTTAACTGGTATGACAAAGTACCGTCTCATGTGAAAGAGCGTAACCTCGTCATTATGAAATCGGTGTTCGGGGGCAAGGCCGGAGAGTACTGGAGTATTCCTCTGCCTTACGGGTACAACGTTTTCTTCCTGCTTGGTCACACAGCCGAAGGGGTGGCAGCGGGCGACCTGACCGCTTCACGTGCTGCCGGTAATGTTGTTGGTGGTGTGCTTGGGGCATTCAGTCCTGTGGGCAGTGAAACGTCGGAAACACTGTCCGGGGCATTGCTGAAAAATGCAGCGCCGACCATTCTGCGTCCGTTTGCGAACCTTGCCATGAATGAAAACTTCATGGGGGCGCAGATTTACCAGGAGAACATGCCGTTTGGTACACCAAAACCTGACAGCCAGCTGGGAAGACGTTCAACGCCAGAAGCGTACAAGGCGTTTGCATCCTGGCTGAATGCGTTCTCAGGTGGCAGCCAGTACCGTCCCGGCGCGGTGGATATCACACCGGAATCGCTGAAATTCTGGATTGACTATATCTCCGGAGGGACAGGGCGCTTCATTTCCAAAACCACGGATGCGGCGGTGAAATCGCTGAATGGTATTGATATACCGGAACAGCAGGTGCCCTTCCTGGGGAAAATTTCGGGGGAGGTGATGCCGTATGCAGACCAGCAGAAGATGTACGACCGGATGACAGAGATTGCGCAGTATCACGCAGAGCTGAAGAGTCTGACCGGTGCAGAAAGAACGGCGTTCATTGACGAGAACAACGGAAAATTGTCGATGAACGGGCTTATGCAGGATACCCGGAAGAGACTGAAGGATTTGCGTAAACAGCGTGATGCCATTTATGCCGACAGTTCTCTCAGTCTGGCGCAGCAGGCGGCGATAGTGAAATCGGTAGAGCGGGATATGAAGGTTGCCGTGGATCGCTTTAACCGCGAGTACAACAAAAAAGTGGGAGTGGATTAACAGAAATGGCCCCGTACGGAAGTGCGGGGCTGATTAAGGAATAAACACACATTAACCTGTAATAACCGGAGCTATTAACATATAGTCAGAAAGAGTATTTCATGTGAGACAGAGAGCCGATTTATGTTTAATGAAGAAAAAGTTGCGCAAATGGCAGCGTATTTGCTGAAAAAGCATGGCGGATCTATGCGTTTCATTAAGCTGATGTATCTCTCTGACCGCAAAGCAATGGAGTCTTTAACCGGGAAGGGGAGAGGTTTGAATGCTCCCCCACAATTCCCCGGCATCAAATCTCCATGCAGGTGAACTATTTTACCCCCAGCGGCAAATCGCAAAAACAATCAGTGCGATCGAAATGGCAGCCACTACAATTGCAAATGCTTCAGGCTAGGTCATTGGCGTACCTCCTTCGGCGGTTCTGGTAGCGGCATCCAGTGGGTTACTTCTTTGAGATGCAGGTCTTCGCCATCACCGTCATCCCAAGTGGGATTGCCATCATTAAACCAGTCGCCATATACGCCGACCTGAGTGTTGGGGATGCTTGGTGGGTAGTTGTTTTTAAAGTCAGCTGCTAACACATAGTATTGTCGCTCTCCCATTTCTGGCATTCGATCACTACAGCTTATCCAACCATCCGGAGTTACCGGAACTGGCGGAACGGCTGTTTGCTCTCGAACGTCATTAGTCGCTATCGGTTCTGCTGCCAACTGACTGGCATATTTGTTAATGGTAACGATAAGCTCTTGCTCAGCCTCATCCAGACAATCACCGATACCTCGCCTGTCACCGTCAAAATCATCGAAATCGGCACGAATCTTGGCAACCTTCTGGATTGCGGACAACACCTCACTAGGAATTACCGGATAGTTGGTTGACGTTTCCGCGATTTCCCGAAAATTATTGGTTGACGAATTCTTGTTTTCCCGAAAGTTTCCGGACTGAAGCATGGCGGCGCGGCAGGCATTCCAGCCTCTTACCTCTGCAATAGCGGCAACCGCATCAACCGCGTACATGCTAAGAGGATTAGGCATTGGTTTTTCTTCCGGTACTACTGGTGCTGGAGGGGCGGCGTAAATGCCCTCTATCACTAAATGTTTGCGCTCAAAATCATCTGGCTCTCGATGATATACGTAACTCCAATCACCAAGGTTATCATTGCGCCTGCAACGGAAACCTATCGGCTCGGCTTCCAGCGCTGCCAGAGCAATTCGTGCCAGTTCTTCCGCTTCTTCTGCTGGCAGTACAACGTTGCTACCAGGTCCGTATGTTTCGCGCCACTGCTTGATTGTCAGTAGTCGCTCTTTGGTAATAGTGATCATGCCGCGTTTCCTTCTTTCTTATTAACAATTACACCGTCATATATTTCATTAAGGTGCCCTCTCAACTCCATGCGCCTTAATGCAGATAACATGTAATCGCATTCAACCTGCTTATTCCCAATAAAAGGTTTATCTTCAGGGTTACCCCAACAGCAATTCCCCTTGGGCCATCCATGTACTTTCCGTACTCTTCCGTTAACAACGTGAAGTAATCCCCAGCCAGGTGGTAAATCCTCAATTGAAATAATTCCCGGCGCACTAATAAAGAATCGCCAGTCGCCCATTCCAAGAGACGGATTTTTACGAAAACGCTTTTTTCTATCTGCCAACAAGTCAGCACGAGAACATTTCGCCTCTATCAGGCATGATGCTGAATTTCTGAATCCCATAGCATCTGGCTGTTCTCCGGTACTGGTTACAGCTATAAAGCGGTCATGAAAACAAACCTTGAACCCGTTGCGCTTAAGGAACTTGTACGCAATCTGACAGAGTTCGCGGTGTGTTAACGCCATATCACTCTCCTTTGATGCGAATGCCAGCAAGCCAGTTTCTTATGCCGATATATTCAGCGTTCCGGAAACCGCTTTTTACATATATAAATGGCAAGCGAAGATTGTGACCATTGACTGCCAGGTAGTCTTTACAACCCTGTTCGGTGAAACAGCAGGTAACGAATTCATCAATATCTTTCACAGCAACGCGCCGCCATTTTTCTGGTGGCTCTCGAAAGTTTTCATGAAGTAGCTCGAGACGACGACTATGGCGTTTATTGGCTTCATTGCCATCTTCGTCAACCCAGACAATCCGGTCATGGTCATAATCAGCATCAACAACGATTTCGCGCTTTTGATACACACAAAACATGGGATCTGACGTTATTCGATTGTCCTGTGTTCGAATATTTTCACCGATGATGCCAAACGAATCTGGTGCAGATTTTGTCTGCATCTCTTCGATACGTTCAGCCATCGCAGCACACTCTTCAAAGTTGCTTAATGCTTTTCGCTCCCATTCGGCGCATTGTTTTTCCAGTTCTGCTATGCGCTTACTTCCATCCGCGATTACTCCCTCGTAATATTCACGCTGCTCGTTGAGTTTTGATTTTGCTGCTTCAAGCTCAACGCGCAGCTTCCCTACCGTAAGCGCAATATCCTCGTTCTCCTGGTCGCGGCGTTTGATGTATTGCTGGTTTCTTTCCCGTTCATCCAGCAGTGCCAGCACGGTAGCCGGATTGGCTGCGGCGATGAATTCAGCATTGGCCTGCTGTTCCATTTGGAAATCTTCATCGAAACCGCTTTCAGGATGTGCTCCTTCAATTCTGCAAATGGGAATATATCCAGCAGCCTCGCGATGAATTAGTGCATCATCACCATCAAATCGGTTCTCTCCATATTCGAGCGACCACTCACCACGCGTTGCTTTTTCTGCCTTTTCACGCAGTACCTGATAGTTAATCTCGCTCATTTTTCTCTTCGCTCCGGTATACAAGAATTACAACGTCACCTCTGCTAATTACGCGAGCTGGATCTCCTGGCTCCATGCTGTCAATCCCGAAGGCTTCGGAAAACGCATTCATTGCCTTCTGGCGTTGATCCTGCTTACGGCATTTATTCCATTTTTTCAGTAACAACAGCGATAGCCACCGCCCGGCGCAGAACATAATGTAAAAATAACCAAGAAGCGCCAGACCTGTGTTGAGGGCCGTATCGATCGTTATAGTGGTGTCTATGCTCACTTCACACCTCTCTGTTTGTTGATAAGTTCAATATCCTGCTGGCAACTGGCGCAAGTTCGGCATCCGCGAACAGCCTGGCGTCGCCGCTCATCTATCGGATCGCCACACTCGCAACAATGAGTAGCAGATGGGGCATTACTTTCGGATTTGTATTTTTGCAGGGAGAGATTGCGCTGCAATTCTTCGATTTCAGCGGCATTGTCGATGATATCTGCCATTTTCCTTTCCTTCAGGCATGAAAAAAGGAGCCGAAGCTCCTTTGGTATCAGAATTCAAATTGTCTTGCTCTTAGTTGCGCTAGCATACTTCTGGCCCTATGCACCATATAGTTGGCGGGATCAAGTTTTGCTGCTTCGCGGAGCAATGTGTCGCGAGTCCGGTTGGTTATATGACGAGTCTCGTAGGCCAGATCAAACAGTTTCCCGTAGTAATCAGAATTCAGTTCTCTCATGACGGGGTATAGCTGCTTACTGAGTTGTTGTGCTTTTTCCATCCAGAGTTGAACGTAGCAGAGCAGGATGATGTCTTCTGCTGTGAATTGCTGCTCAGTTTGTACTGGCTGAATGTTGCGAAGTTTCTTTTCGCACTCGATGAAGTATCGGCGTATCTGGCGGCCTTTTTCGTTACGTTCAACCATCGCAAGCTCTTTGGCTGTGTCGAGGGTGAGGTGGTAATCCTTGCGGCGGCGGCCTGGAGTTTTCGCCAAATTTGGCGAAAATAGAATGTAGTCTAAATTTTCTACGAATCCATACTCGTTTAGCTTGGCCCGTATCCAGTTAGAAAAATCTTTACCTACCTCTAAAAATCCATGCAAATCACGCGCGTTCACCAGAAGCGTAGGTTCATTTGAGATTGTACCTTCAAACACAGGGATGAGTTGAGTGGTCATGATGACCTCCTTTGGCTTTTTTCGAGAAATGCCACCACAAAATGTGGTGCCGGGAGGCTCGAAACGGCCCAAAAGATACCGCGGACTTATTCCCCTTGCGGGTGTTGTATTCGTCGCCCTCCCGACATTGATCGGGGATGTGACCGCACACTGTGCTATCACTGAATAACAGGCATAAAAAATCCAACACTGACGGGGTTGGTTTAATCCGCTTTTGGGAGGTTTTCGAGGCCTCGGCGCGGAGTATAGTCAGTATTGGACGCAGTCGTCAACCATCGCCGTTTCTTTGGCTGTGTCGAGGGTGAGGTGGTAATCCTTGCGGTTGTGACCGCCTCTACCAGATGTTTGCTTTCCCAAATTGGAAAGCAAAATATAGTCTTGATTTTCAATGAATTCGTATTCTGAAATGCGATTTGTAATCCATGCCGCAAACACCTTTTTCACGCCTAAAAAAGCATGCAGATCGCGGGCATTGCAGAGTAGGGCTGTTTCGTTGTCGATAGTGCCGTTGAATACGGGGATGAGTTGATTAGCCATAATTATGACTCCTGACGTTTTAGTATTGACTGCCACCTTAGTGGGGTGGCGGGCTTCAACTACCGCGTCAGACGGCGGAGCGTATTTCCCGAAAGGGTATTGTATTAGGCTCTCTCGACCCGCCATTGATATGGCGATACCTGTAAACAGGCATAAAAAAGCCGCAAAGCTATCGGGTGCGGTTGACCGCTGACGTTGTAGTGCGGTCAGTATGCGATAGCTCTGGCAGATTTGTCAAATCGTGCAGTAACATCCTTTTCTTCCTTGCCATTTCTCAATGATGACAAAGGGTGGATTCGGATTGGTATTGGGACAAAAGTGAGACACACAAAGCTTTGCATCGGCTTACAAAGCTTTGCATGTTTTTCAATGTTGGGACGTGTGAGCGCAGAAATGACGGGCTATCTAATTGATTTTAAACGATACGTAACCAACTTTAAAATCTTTGCACGCCAGTTCGCAGGTTTTACAGCCAGTACAGCGGCTGGAATCGATAAAAAATCCATATTGTGTGGTCATGGGCTACTCCTTAAACCTTTTCGATCTGGACAAGATTGCTGTGCGACGGGTTTCCCTTTGCCAGCGGTGAAGGGCGGTGAGAGGTCAGAATATTGATACTGCCGCCGTGATCGACCCGGTCACCAAACATATCCGCTTTAAGCCACGCACCTTGCCCGATGGCGGTAACGCCAGGCAGAATACGCGGAGTCACTTTTGCGGCAATCAGCATTTCTCCATTATTGTTAAATACCCGCACGGTATCGCCATGACGGATACCGCGTGCCTGAGCATCAATGGGGTTGATCCACACCTCTTGTGGGCAGGCCTGCTGTAACACATCAATATTGCCGTAGCTGGAGTGGGTACGCGCTTTGGTTTGGCGACTTCACTCAGCATCCAGTAGATGGGTTTGCGTTCAAATTTTGCTGAGGTTGCGGGTTGGGCGAGGATCACATAGCCCATATTCCCTGCAGATTCATGAGAGATAAGGTCTTCTTGCTCTGTTGGCATCAGGTCAGGCAACAGGATATCGCAATACTTAGCCGAGGCCGTCATGAAGTGGTCAATGCCAACAATCATCTCGCACTTGCTGTCATCCTGAAGCACCTCATGGGTGTGATTGATGTCGCCATGTTGATTGATCAATGTGTTACTGGCGTAGCACCATAAAAACTTGATGGGGACATCCAGTTTTTCTTTTCCACGAACACCATCACGGGTCGCGGTCATTTTCGTACCATGGTCGATGGCATCTGTCCATGTAAAAACGGAAATCTGCGTTTTAACAGGATTCTCGAGCATCGGGAACCATTCTACCCCCAGATCCCAGCTACCTTCGCGTACACCTGAGTTGCCGCCGTTTATGCCGACGTTACCGGTAAGAACGGAAAGCATGGCAATAGCGCGGGACGTTTGTTCGCCGTTGGAGTGTCGTTGTGGCCCCCAACCCTGACAAATATAAGCAGGTTTTGCTGAACCGATCTCTCGTGCCAACTGGATAATTTTTTCTGCCGGGATGCTGGTGATTTTTGCTGCCCATTCCGGCGTTTTAGCTATGCCGTCAGGCCCTTCGCCCAGAATATAGGCTTTATAATGCGCGTTACGTGGTGCGTTGGCGGGCAGCGTTTTTTCATCGTAACCAACACAATATTTGTCGAGAAATGGCTGATCGACCATGTTTTCAGTAATCAGTACCCAGGCAATCGCACAGGCCAGTGCGCCATCGGTGCCAGGGCGAATGGGCAGCCATTCATCTTCACGCCCGGCAGCTGTGTCGTTATAGCGTGGATCGATGACGATCATGCGTGCGTTTGAACGTTCGCGGGCTTGCTCGACGTAGTAAGTGACACCACCGCCGCTCATCCGCGTTTCTGCCGGGTTATTTCCGAACATAACGACCAGTTTCGTATTGGCGATATCATCCGGGCTGTTGCCATCATTGGCACCGAACATATAACTCATTGCGGCACTGATCTGTGCGGTACTGTAGCTGCCATAGCGACTGAGAAAACCCCCGCAAGAGTTCATCAGACGGTACGGGACGTTCGAGTTGGTGATATTTCCGCCATCTACGCCTGTTCCGTACAGGACATGTACAGCCTCATTGCCGTAATCTTTCAGGATCCGCCGAAGATTATCACTGATGGTATCCAGGGCTTCGTCCCAACTTATCCGTTCAAATTTACCTTCACCGCGCTCGCCGACGCGCTTCATGGGATATTTCAACCTGTCAGGATGATTCATCCGTCGGCGGATAGAGCGCCCGCGTAAACATGCCCGAACCTGATGATTACCGTAAACGTCGTCACCTGTCGTATCAGACTCCACCCAGTACACGGTGTCATCTTTCACATGCAAACGTAGCAGACAGCGGCTCCCGCAGTTAACGGTGCAGGAACTCCAGACCGTTTTCTCTTCTACCGGAGCCTCTGCCGCCCGGACCATTTGGGAAAATGGCAGAGTGAAAGCACTGCTTGCCAGCGCGAGACTGCCAAGTGCGGAGGTTTTCATCAGACTTCTATGGCTGATTTCAGCCTTCATGAGCGCCTCTGTGGTATGGATTTTCATCATTACTCACTTATTGCTTTTCAAACAAAATGTCATGCCAGAATTTATGGTTGTAGTGGGTTATATTTTTTCGATCTCGACCAGATTAGTGTGCTGCGGGTTTCCCTTCGCCAGTGGTGAAGGGCGCAGAGTGGTTAGCGTATTCACACATCCGCCATGGTCGATTTTATCGCCAGACATATTGGGCTCGTGCCAGGCTCCCTGGCCCATAGCGCTAACTCCAGGGAGAATGCGTGGTGTTACTTTGGCTGGTAGCCGAACTTCGCCACGATGGTTAAACACCCGCACCATATCGCCGTTGGCAATCCCACGTTTCTGTGCATCTATAGGGTTGATCCACACCTCCTGACGGCAGGCTGCCTTCAGGACATCAATGTTGCCGTAGGTCGAGTGAGTACGGGATTTGTAATGGAAACCAAACAGTTGCAGTGGGAAGGTTCTACGTTCAGGGGAGTCCCAGCCTTCAAAGGTTGAGGCATAAACTGGCAGTGGGCTTATCACTTCATCTTTTTCCAGTTCCCAGGTACGGGCAATTTCCGCCAGCTTGCTGGAATAAATTTCAATCTTACCGGAAGGCGTTTTAAGTGGATTTGCCTCGGGGTCGTCACGAAATGCTTTGTAGGCGACAAAATGGCCATTGGGATCTTTACGCTTATAGATACCCATTTTTTTCAGTTCGTCGTAAGACGGTAACGCCGGATCTTTGGCAAGCATTTTGGCGTACAGATGTTGTAACCATTGTTCCTGCGTGCGACCTTCTGTGAACTTTTGATAGACGTCAGGTCCAAGACGTTTCGCGACTTCACTCAGGATCCAGTAAATCGGTTTACGTTCGAATTTTTCGCTGGTGACTGGCTGGAGGAAAATGAGATATCCCATGTTACCGGCGTAGTCGTTAGGAATAATATCTTCCTGCTCAACGGTCATCAGGTCTTCCAGCAGAATGTCGGCATATTTTGCCGATGAGGTCATAAAGTTTTCGATGACCACAATCATTTCGCATTTCGATTCGTCCTGCAGAATTTCATGCGTTTTGTTGATGTCAGAATGCTGATTAACGAGGGTATTTCCCGCGTAGTTCCAGATGGACTCCATTGCCAGACGGATGGATGGACTTGAAGTAGTTGACTCAATGCTACTTAAGGTCCTGATATGACTGACATTAATCATGATAACACTGTATATCCATCCAGTTCTTTCTCTGGGTCTCCCTATCGGTATCAGCAAGTCTACACCTCAAGCCCTGACACAAGGCTGACACAAATCAATCTACTCAGCGTAGCTAAGCCTCAGTTAGTCCGCAGAGCCAATGGTCGATATACTATCCGCTTCAGACTCAAGGGACAGACCACACCGTTTCTTTCAGTATCGACCCGCAGCACAGACAGGAGAGTAGCCACAATGCGTCAGAGAGAGCTTGCAGCCACCGCTAAGGCCTTCATGTTGGATAGGCCTGAAGTCTCACTACAGGAGCTTACAGAGCATCTCCGGTCTATGGCTGAGCAGTTCCTGACAGACGCTAGTGACGATTACTGGAATGGACTTGAGGTCGCTACTCTGGTCGACGAGAAGTCCAACCTGAAGGAGCTAGCCGCTACGCAAGCCTTGAGTCTGGACCAGCAGAAGGGCATAAGGTTAGCGCTGGAAGTCCTGACCGCAGCACAGCAGAGAGTCGACACTGGTGATACCTCTGGTCTGATTAAGCTGATTGATGATAATAACCTTACTGATGACTCAACTATAGGCGACTCTACGTCAATTCTGAATAATGAGCAGGGGGATAGACCGGCAGTTTTCACACAGGAGCGCCAGTCATCTGTAGTTTTTTCAAGCCTAGTGTCCTCGCTGCTGGCTGAGAAGGTCCAGACCCTGAAGACATCCAGCTACAAGGACCTCTCGTCCTCACTCAATACTGTCTCCCGGTTCCTGCCTGAAGACATGGACCTGATGTCCCGCTCTGGGTGGCTGGCTGTCAGGGACTCTATGCTGGCTTCTGAGGTGAGACCATCGACAATCAACAAGCTGCTGACCAAAGCGAAGATGTGTCTCGATTATGGCCTGATGAATGGGCAACTTGAGGGCCGCAACCCTATTGAACGGATGAAGCTGACCAAGGATATCGACTCCAAGCGCAGAGCGTTCACAGACGAGGAGCTGGAGAGACTTCTGGTCCGTGTTGAGTCTGAGTGAAGTGGCACACTGAATTTGGCCACCTGAACAGAGGTGATATGCTCACCTCAGAACAACAC